CGCATCAAACCAACCAAGAGTCAACACACCTTGCGAAAGCAACACGTCACTCAAAACGTCAGCGACCTTGACGCTAATCGCTTCCATCATAACGTCAGCACGATATAGCTCAGCAACCAATGAAGCAACGCTGTTAATTCCCTCAGCTTGCTCAGCTAACACAACATCAAACAACTCAACTGCATTTAGATTTTTTTCCATTTTAAAGCTCCATAAAAAAGATTAAATAACAAACCAACTAAACGACCTATTCGCTTAGTCAGTGTTACCATTATACATGAATGTAGGACTAAGTGGGATTTATTGGAAGCCCCGAGATTTTAGCGGACATTGTGACCTACCCGTCACGTTGTCGCATTGTAGGACTGGGTGGCGGAGGGGCGACCCCCCATTTTTCGTGGATGGGACCCAACCGCTTTTCATACACAGTGTTTTGCACAGTCAACGTCGTCACTTTGAAATACCTCACCCCCCATGCAAAAAAATAAACTTAGCCCTACCCACCCCCCTTGACATTTACACTGTATACATGTAATACTCATATATAGAAACACCCCCCGTCACTAAATAAAAGAGTCCCGTTTCCTGTATGGATATAAAAATTACGCCTGACTTTAATAGTCCGATGCCTACAAACGGTAAGGATGAAGTGCCAAAAGACCTGCATGAAGCTATGCGAACGTCTGCTGAAACTGCAAAACTCCTAGATCAACTGGGTATTCCGTTTGAGATGTCTAAAAAAGATGAAGATGACGCTCGTGAGCTTATCCAAGCTACGGATAGATCCGGCATTGTGCCTGACAAAGTATATGAAGGTGGCGTCGCTGTTAAACTGGCAGCTCTGTTAAATGAGTATGACAAACAAATCGTTGCCGACAGTGCGCAAGTCCGAACCTATGTGACCAACAAATTGCTAGATATCTCACACTGTGGAGACATTAAACACGAACTACGTGCTATTGAGTTACTAGGTAAACTATCTGATGTGGGTGCGTTTACAGAGAAGTCCGAGGTTACAATCAATGCCAAAACTACAATTGAGCTAGAGTCTGCTATCAAAGATAAGATCAATCGTCTGCTGGGTATGAAAGAAATACAAGGAGAAGTTATTGAGGAAGATGAGCTAGCTGAGTTAGAGCATAAGGTTAAACCAAAAGATGAGTAATCTTTTAACCCCAAAAGAATTAAAGGCGATGCTAACGCTACTGCCGACATTACCTGATGCGGAAAAAAGAGATATATTATTCAAACTTGAGTTACATGAAAAGGCAATGGAGACCGAAAATGCCCAAAATAACTTCATTGACTTCGTACATACGGTTTGGCCTAACTTTATTAACGGCGCACATCACAAAAGAATGGCAAAAGCATTCGAACGGGTGGCTAAAGGAGAAGTTAAACGGCTTATTATTAACATGCCTCCACGACATACAAAATCTGAATTTGCTTCTTATCTACTACCTGCTTGGTTTCTTGGAAAATTTCCGGCGAAAAAGGTTATCCAAACCTCCCATACGGCTGAGTTGGCGGTGGGTTTCGGACGGAAAGTCCGTAATTTGGTGGACTCAGAAGTATATAAATCAATCTTTCCTGACGTCGGACTACAAAGTGACTCCAAAGCTGCTGGACGATGGGCCACAAACAAGGGCGGAGACTATTTTGCGATTGGTATTGGTGGTGCTGTTACAGGTAAAGGCGCGGACATCCTTATTATTGACGACCCTCACTCCGAGCAAGAGGCGGCGTTAAGCGAAACTAACCCAGAAATCTACGATAAAACATACGAATGGTACACCTCAGGTCCTCGGCAACGTCTACAACCAGGTGGTGCAATCATAATTGTGATGACAAGGTGGTCTAAAAAGGACTTAACTGGTCAAGTTTTGAAGGCTGCAACCCAAAGAAGTGGGGAAGAATGGGAAGTTATTGAGTTTCCTGCTATTTTACCGAGTGGAAACCCACTTTGGCCTCAGTTTTGGTCATTAAAAGAGTTATCTGCGCTAAAAGAGGAGCTTCCAAGTGGTAAATGGATGGCTCAGTACATGCAACAGCCAACTTCTGACGTTTCTGCAATTATTAAACGGGAATGGTGGCAATATTGGGAGTACGATAACCCACCATACTGTGATTTTAAGATTCAATCGTGGGATACGGCGTTTTTAAAGACCCAAAGGTCTGACTTTTCTGCATGTACAACGTGGGGTGTGTTTTTTAAAGATGATGACACAGGCAAACCACAAGCAAATATCATATTACTCAACGCTTTTAAGGAGCGTATGGAGTTTCCAAGGTTAAAACAAAAGGCTATGCAAGAATATACTGACTGGGAACCTGACTCTTTGATTGTTGAAGCGAAAGCTTCTGGATCCCCACTAATATTTGAGCTTCGCCGAATGGGTATACCGGTACAGGATTTCACGCCAAGCAAGGGTAACGATAAGATATCAAGACTAAATGCAATTGCAGACATATTTGCGTCTGGTCGGGTATGGGTACCACAGACTAGATGGGCGGAAGAGTTGGTTGAAGAAGTAGCGTCGTTTCCATCAGGCGAGCATGATGACTTGGTTGACTCAATGACAGGTGCAATAATGAGGTTTATACAGGGTGGGTTCTTAACATTGGACTCAGACTATGACGATAATGAAATAATGCCGCGTAAAAAAGTGGCGTACTACTAGGAGCAGACAAGATGCTAACTATACAAGATGAACTAATACCACAAGAACACCTAGATGCATGTAGTGCAGTTCTAAAAACTGCGTCATGGTCATATGGCTGGCGCTCAAACACAGATATTAAATATGGGCACTGGAACTACGATATTACTAATACAGATAAAAATAATCCTACAGATGCAAGCGACAGACTACCAGATATGTTTAAAGAGGTATGGAACTCGCTTAATGAGAAAGTGTTTTTAGATAAAGCGATAGTTACACGTTGCTATGCTAATAGACATACATTTGGGACAGAAGGATATATTCATACAGACACAAAACGCCTTGAAGACTTTACAGTAGTTATTTATATGGATGAACACTGGGAAGCAGACTATGGTGGGGAGACAGTATTTTATGATAAAGATAAAACGATAATCGTTAACGCAGTTCTTCCTAAATATGGAAGGGTTGTTATATTTCCTGGCAACATGCCTCATCGTGCTTCCCCTCTTTCTCGCACTTATGACGGGGTAAGAACTACACTAATGTTCAAAGTGAGCATCGACCCTAAAGCATTATACGAGTCTGAGACGTTATTAAATCAATTCTTAGCTGATATTGGCGCAGATAAACGTGCACATAAAAATGGTACGCTAGCTAATCACCTTATTCGGGTATTCCATTTACTTAAATCTAGTGGATTTAACGATATTCTTTCACTTGCCGGTGGATTACATTCGGTGTATGGTACAAATGCATTTAAAGATAAGGTATTAGAAAAAAGTGATACAATAATAAAAAATACATTTGGGTCTGAAGTAGACCGACTAGTACGTATGTTTAGTGAAATTGATAGGCCCAACTGTCTGGAAAATCCGGATGGTTCTCTATCTGATGTGGATTTATTCCTTATGCGAGCTATAGAGTGCGCTAATTTATATGACCAAGGTGAATTAAATCCTAAAAAATACCCCAATTTATGTAAGTTTTCAGAAGAATATAAGAAATAAGGAATAAGGAACAATTATGGCTATTGAAAAGTCTTTATATCAAGCTCCAATGGGGCTTGACCAGATGCTAGCACAGCAAGGACAACAACCGGACTTACAAATTGAAATTGAAGATCCAGAAGCAGTGCATATGAATATTGATGGGATGGAGATTGACCTATCCCCTAATAAAAACAAAAAGACATCTGATGACTTTGATGCTAACTTAGCCGAAGATATGGATGAGCGTGACTTAGTCATGATTGCATCTGAGCTTATTTCTGATTTTGAAGATGACACTGCATCTCGTAAAGACTGGATTCAAACCTATGTAGATGGACTTGAGTTACTAGGTATGAAGATTGAGGAGCGTAGTGAACCGTGGGAGGGTGCGTGTGGCGTGTACCATCCACTTCTTTCTGAATCATTAGTTAAATTCCAAGCCGAAACTATGATGTCGATGTTTCCGGCAGCAGGTCCAGTTAAAACACAGATAATTGGTAAAGAAACACCAGAAAATAAAGACGCGGCAGTTCGTGTTGCTGAGGATATGAACTATCAGCTTACAGATGTAATGCAAGAATACCGCCCTGAACATGAGCGTATGTTATGGGGTCTAGGACTAAGTGGTAACGCGTTTAAAAAAGTATACTTTGATCCGCATAAAAACCGTCAAGTATCTATGTATGTACCAGCTGAGGATATTGTTGTTCCATATGGTGCGTCAGACTTAGATGATGCAGAACGAATTACCCACGTAATGCGCAAGACAGAGAATGAACTACTACGCTTACAAGCATCAGGATTTTACCGAGATGTTGATTTAGGGGAACCAATAAGCGTATTAGATGAAGTAGAAAAGAAAATCGCTGAGAAGATGGGATTCCGCGCATCAAGTGATGATCGTTTTAAAATCTTAGAAATGCATGTGGATATTGTTATTCCTGAAGATGACTACGCAGATAGCCTTGCCAGACCATATGTTATAACAATTGAAAAAGGTACAAACACAGTATTAGCTATTCGCCGTAACTGGGAGCCAGATGATGACACGTTCCAAAAACGACAACACTTTGTACATTACGGATATGTTCCGGGCTTTGGCTTTTATTATTTTGGTCTCATCCATCTCATTGGCGCTTTTGCTAAGTCTGGCACTTCTCTTATTCGTCAGCTTGTGGACGCTGGTACACTATCTAATCTACCCGGTGGTTTTAAAACTCGTGGTTTACGTGTTAAAGGTGATGATACCCCTATAGCTCCAGGTGAGTTCCGTGACGTAGATGTACCTTCAGGTGCTATGCGTGACAACATTATGCCCCTTCCATATAAGGAACCAAGTCAGGTATTGATAACGCTATTGCAAGCGATTGTAGAAGATGGACGTAGATTTGCAAATACAGCTGACTTACAAGTTTCCGATATGTCAGGTCAAGCACCAGTAGGTACCACATTAGCAATCCTTGAACGTACGTTAAAAGTAATGTCAGCAGTTCAAGCCCGAATCCATTACTCAATGAAACAAGAGCTTGGGCTACTTAAAAATATTATAGCCGCGTATACACCAGAAGACTATGACTACGACCCTGAAGAAGGTGACCGCAAAGCTAAAAAATCAGACTACAGTTTAGTAGACGTTATTCCCGTATCAGACCCTAATGCATCAACAATGGCACAGAAAATTGTGCAATACCAAGCAGTTATGCAGTTAGCGCAAGCCTCACCTGATTTATATAATATGCCACTGTTACATCGTCAAATGTTAGATGTTATGGGTGTAAAAGACGCAGCTAAGCTTGTTCCTATGGATGATGACCAACAACCAACAGATCCAGTAACAGAAAATCAAAATATTCTAACTGAAAAACCAGTTAAAGCGTTCTTAAATCAAGAGCATCAATCACACATTACAGTGCATATGGCATTAATGCAAGATCCAAATATTCAGAAATTAATGCAGGGAAATCCAAAAGCGCAACAAATGCAAGCTAGTATGTTGGCGCATATTAATGAACATTTGGCATTTGAATACCGTAAACAAATTGAACAACAACTTGGAAGACCATTACCTGCACAAACTGATGAATCAGGTGAAGATATTCCAATGGATCCTAAAGTTGAAGCTCAGTTGTCTCCAATGTTGGCTCAAGCAGCTCAGAAGTTACTACAACAAAACCAAGCTCAAGCTGCACAACAACAAGCTCAACAAGCCCAACAAGATCCAATTATTCAAATGCAACAACAAGAGTTGGAAATTAAGAAACAATCCGAAATGGCTAAGGCTATGAAGATGAAAGCTGATGTTGAACTTAAACAACAACAATTAGCACTTGAAAAACAACGTATTGATGCACAAGCCGCACAAGCAGCAGCTAAAACTAAGATGGATGGAATTAAAACAGCTGCAACGCTAATGGCTAAAAAGAAAGAGCATATGACAGACACAACTGTAGATGTTCTTAAACACCTATCTGACCAACATGCGGAAGGAGTTAAACATGCTCACGAGTTAGGTCACAGAGTAGGGCAACACCATTCAAACCAAGCTCACCAAATGCAACAAAAGCAAATGGATCAAGCCCATCAGTTAGAAATAGCAAGACAGCAACAAGAAGCTGAAGCTGCACAAGCAGCATCTGAAACAGAGCAACCTAAACCGACAGAAGGTGAATAATGGACTATTTGGATTTTCTTCTAAAAGAATATAAAGAACGCATGAACATGTTATCAGAAGCACTAACACGTGGTAACTGCGCAACCATAGAAGAATATAGATACATATGTGGACAGCTCCGAGGTCTCGAATCCGCATGTGCAACAATCGTAGACCTCAAACAACGACAGGAAGAAAACTTTGATGACTAATATAAATTTAGCACAAGCACTAGATTTATCCCAGCTGGCGGCAAAAGCCAAACAAGAAGCAGAAGATGCAGCTATTTCAATTGAAGACAAGGCAACACAGCTACCCCAACCTTCAGGATATCACATCCTATGCGCAATTCCAGAAATGGAAAAAGAGTACGACAAT